CCATCCAAAATGTCTTTGTATTCTTGCGCACCCACCATTGGTACTGCTTTAACACGCCAAATATGTGGCATCCAGGTTTTACTGAATCCTTCGCTAGCAAATGATGCATCTTGAATAACATAAAATTTTGGCATTCCAATTGGAATACTTGGATCCAGCGGATGAAAATCCTTTAAGTTTGGAACTTCCAATACATCTCCGCTCATTAGTTTTCGGCCTAGTGTGTCGATCATATCATTATAATGGAATGTTACAAAGATTGTATCGTTTTGAATGAATAATCCAAATTGACTTAAATTAAAATCAATATCTTGAACATTGTATACGCCCCTTAATCTGTAGATAGATTCGTCATAGTCGCGATCTCTATTTTCAAGAGTGAATAAATCTTCAATAAAAAGCGGATTAGTTTCTGAATACACAGGACGAGTAACATCGTAATTACTGGATTCTGTAGAATAATCACCTGAAACTTTAGGACCTAAATATTTGTGAATATATATGTCTAACCCGCCAACGGTATATTGCTCAGATATTACACTGTCTAGGTATTTGTAATCGTTGCGTTTTTCAGGCGACCATAAACTTAATCTTGGCATATTAAATAATCTTTATATGTTGTAAATTTACCACAATAAGCACAATTTATGGAATCCTGGCAAATTTTTATGTATTTATCCGCTTTAACTGGGTTGACAACCTAGTATTTGTATCCTATACTAAGCAGACACTAACAAACAAGGAGTTAGCAATGGCCCGTAAGCCACAAGCAAATAAGATTAAAGTAGCAGCAGCAGAAGCCAAGTATGTAGGTTCTGAACCTGTATGGACAGAACAGCCTGCTGAAGAAAGTCGTAAAAGTGCGCTAGTATCAGCATTGAACTGGTACAATTATGCATGCGACAAAAAGCAAGGCAAAGAAATGCTACTGGAATACTTAAAGGAACAAGGCAAGACCTCCGACTATAAAGTAATCAAAGGTGTTTCGGATGCAAGTTTAAATCTTACTACTGCATGGCTTGCTCGCATGAGCACACAAGGACTAGAGCTTAACGCCGACGAAGCAGAGCGTATTACAGTTGAAGTAGAACGACACAAAGAAACTAAGGTTGTTGCAGTTACAGAAGATACTGAAGAAAAACCAAAAGGACCGACCATTCAAGATCGTATGCTTGAAAAAGCAAACGAAGCAGCAGGTGAGCTTGAAGGAATCTTAGACAACTTTATCGTAAATGGATGCAAACCTGTAAAGGGAGAAGATGCTATTAGCGTACTAAAAGTAGCAAACATCCTACCGCAGCATATTTCAGTAATTACTGATGCGTGGGAAGTGAAACTTGCAGAGTTCCAAGCGGCGCATAACGGTGACGAAGAAATCTCTGAATACTATGCTGGATACGGCAAGATTGAATTGCGCAACTTAGTTAAGTTTGCAGAGCAGGTAATTGCCGACGCACTAAGCTATGTACAATACAAGAAGGTTGCTAAAACTCCGCGACGCAAAAAGCCAGTTCCTCCAGAAAAGGTTGTTGCTAAACTCAAGTACCAAAAGGAATTTGGCGATATTAAATCTGAAAAGCCAACTAAGATCCTCGGTGCTAAGGAAATGTTTGTTTACAATACCAAGAATCGCAAGTTGCAATACTATGTAGCAGACCAACACTCAGGCGGCTTGTACGTGAAGAACAATGCTATCATTGGGTATGATCCAACGCAGAGTGTTATGAAAACACTCCGTAAACCCGAAGAACAAGTTAAGGAACTAATGAAGGCCAGTAAACCAAACAGCCGTAAGTTCTTTTCTGATATCAAGGCAGTAGAATCCAAACTAAACGGACGTTTTGCAGAGACCCTGGTGATCCTGAAAGTACACTAAATAGTGTATAACAGGATGGACAGGAAATATGAGTTTAGATTCTCTAAAGCAAGATCTCTTTAAGTATGTAGGATTACGTTTAGGCGATGGCATTATTGACATTGAGCTAGACCCAGAACACTATGAAATTGCATACCAAGAAGCACTTGGGGTTTTTAGACAACGATCTCAAGCAAGCACAGAAGAAAGTTATGTATTTGTAACTCTACAAGAAAACGTAGACACTTATACACTACCGCAGGAGGTTACACATGTTCGTCAAATTTTCAGACGTACTTTGGGGGACGCTACTGGCCCTTACAGTAGTAGCTTTGACCCATTTAGTCAGGCTACTCTCAACGTCTACCTATTAAACTACACCTACGCAGGCGGTCTAGCAACATTTGAAATGTACTCGCAATACGTTGAACTTGCTATGCGTATGTTTGGTGGATTTATGAACTATACGTTTAACCCTGTTACAAAACAACTGCGTATTGTGCGTGATCCAAAAGGCACAGGTGAAGAAATTCTGCTTTGGGTGTTTAATTCCAAACCAGAAGTAACACTGTTACAAGATTATCAAACGTCGCAGTGGATCAAAGACTACACAACTGCTAGTGCTAAAATGATCATTGGTCAAGCACGTGAGAAGTTTGCCAGCATTGCAGGTCCGCAAGGTGGTTCGGCACTAAACGGTTCGCAAATGAAGCAAGAAGGCGCTGCTGAAAAAGCCGCATTACTTGACGATTTGCGCAACTATGTAGATGGTTCACAGCCGCTTACTTGGGTCATTGGCTGATGCGAGCGCATGAGTTTATGCCAGAACACGAAATGGTTTGGAGTCGTGCTAAGACTACAACACGTGGAGGCAAAGCAAAACTAAAATGGCGATGCACATCTGGTAAGCGTAAAGGACGCATTGTTCCATCCGTTACAGATTGTGACAAACCAATTGATGTAGCAAAGCGTGAAAAAATGAAGCGCACAAGAGCGCAAACATACAAACAACAAGCCCGCAGAAGCGAGCGTTCTAAAAAAATTAACACAGCAAGCAGACTGATTCGTGCGCTAAACAAAGCACGCAAAGGTTGACAAAAATCTAAATCCCTACTATAATAACTAGTATGGACATAATGCTAGATATTGAAACGCTTGGATCCGCACCCGACTCTGTAATCTTAAACATTGCAGCATGTGCGTTCGATCCATTCTCTGATACAATATACGATCAACACGCAATGTATCGTCGCATCGATACTGAATGTCAAGATGATCGCAGTATTGACGATCTAACTGTTGAATGGTGGGCAAAACAAGGCCCACTAGCACAAGAAGAAGCGTTTGGCGAAGCAGATCGTGTTCCTCTAAAAGATGCACTAGAAGAACTTAAAGGACTGATGTGGCATAGTGAACGCATTTGGGCCAATGGTATTGCGTTTGATATGACTATTATTGAGCACGCATATAAGAGTTATGGAATGCCAATACCGTGGCAATATTACAAAGTAATGGATGCCCGCACTGTATATAAAATGAGTCCTGATCGTGAGAAACTAGGCAACAGCCATCACGCTTTTGAAGATGTTATTTTGCAGATTGGGCTGTTACAGCGTACATTTAAAAAATTAAACGTTAAAAGTCTTGCGTAAGATCGCCTTGCTTCCAGGGTAGTTCTTGCTTGTCAATATCCACAACACAATTTAAACAAACGCTACGAAGATTCGTAATAGTAGCATCGTTTAAGTCACCATTAATGTGAAACACAACTATCTGTGAAGGATATTTTGCGCGGAATCCGCATCTGTCGCAAACTGTCTTTTGTTTATATCCCTTCTGTTTCCAGCGTGGCACATACGGTTTGTTTCTTCTGTTTAAACCGTTGCACTGATTGCAACGCGAACGATAATAAGTCACACCGTTTTTAACATAATTCACAGCCCTGGGCTGCTTTTTACACACTGAACATAGCGGTCTTTGCATATAAGTACTTATCAACAGGCCTTGGCCAAGGTCTGATAAACCGCTGATTTATGGTGAAACTAATAAATAGATATAACAACATATTAACGAGGAATTCAATATGGCATTAGTTTCACCAGGCGTAGAAGTTTCAATTGTTGACGAAAGCGCATACCGTTCATCTGCTACTAATAGCGTACCATTTATTCTAGTTGCTACAGCACAGAATAAAGTTAACGCAG